CAAGCTGCTAAAACTGCTAAACCTGCTAAAAAGGGGAAAAAATGAAAGGCATGAAATCTTGTCCAAAATGCAAGGGTGGTGAATGTAAGGGTGGTAAAAATTGCATGATGGAAAATAAAGAAGAAAAGAACGGTAAAAAGGGTGGCAAGATTGAGATTGAGATTTCATTGCCTATGCGCGGTTCTCGTACTGCCAAGAATAAAGCTAAGAAGAAATAATGGCTGCGGCATGGACTAAGAAGGCTGGCAAGAACCCTAAAGGTGGGCTTAACGAGAAAGGTCGTAAGTCTTATGAAGCGGCTAATCCCGGCTCTGACTTAAAGGCTCCTGTTAAAAGTGGCGATAACCCACGTAGGGCGTCTTTCTTGGCTAGGATGGGTAACATGGCTGGTCCTGAGCGTAAACCTGATGGTGAGCCTACTAGACTGCTTCTAAGCCTACAGGCATGGGGAGCCAGTTCAAAGGATGACGCTAAGAAGAAAGCTGCAGCTATATCCGCACGAAACAAGAAGAAATGATTCCTAAGACTTTAAATTTAGGCTCCGGCAAGGACTGGAAGGATTCGTACTTTAATGCAGACATATTGCTTAGAGTTAATCCTGACTGGTGGTGCGACATATCTAAGGTAGAGTTTGGCACTACTATCGACAGTCCTAGATTTGGCAAGGTAGAGATAACTAAGGGAATGTTCAAAACAATCATCGCAAATGACGTTTTAGAGCATATACCTGACTTAGTGGCTGCAATGACCAACTGTAAGGACTTGCTGGAAGTTGGTGGTGAGTTTCATATTAACGTACCGTATGAGCTATCTTTAGGTGCATGGCAAGACCCGACTCATGTTAGAGCGTTTAACGAGAATAGCTGGCTGTACTATACAGAGTGGCATTGGTACTTAGGGTGGCAAGATAGATTTAACCTATCGTCAATGGAGTTTAAGCTGTCAGAGTTTGGTCAGGAAATGATGGATAAAGGCGTTCCTGATAGCGAAATCTTACGTACTCCTCGAGCAGTCGATTCTATGAAGGTTGTGCTTACTAAGATAAGTTTACAGTCGGCATAGTTTAAGTTTACAGTCTTAAGACGCATGAGGATTGAAGGGCTATAGACCTGCCGGACGCGTTCCGACTTTAAGTGCAGTCCTCAGCCGTGTTGATATTTAGGGGAATTACTTGCAAGCAATCGTAATCGCTACGGTCGGTAGTCCAAGCATTCATGTACTATTGGAGAGCATTAATCAATATGCAAGAGAATTGCCAGTTTACGTTAGTGCAAATAGTCTGGAGTTGTGGGGAGAAGTTAGAGGCAGACTTAAAAACAATCGAGTCATCTTCAGACCAAATACTGCTACCAATTTCGGAGATGCGTATAATGCAATTGTCTCTTATGCGTTCAATACAGGGCATTACGATTCACTAATTATTGCTAATGACGATGTAGTATTGGCTCCCGATACCATTGAGAAGATGCAAGCGGATTACAAGTATGTCAGCAAGTCATTTAAGGTTGGATTCTTAGGTGCAAGATCAGATTACGTACTACCTGCACAGAATATTAGAGTAGCAGAGGAAGATGACGTATTTTCCGCGCTAAGGTGGGAGAGCGAGTTACATATCAAGATGACTGATGTCATTGCTCCTATTTTCGCAGCTATAAGTAAAGAGGCATGGGATGTAGCACAATTCCCTAGTACGAATTGGTATTCAGACAATATAATATGTCATGATTTAGGCAAAGCAGGGTATTTTCACTTTGTCAGCAGAGGTTACGTTCATCATGCAGGAAGTCAGACGGTTGGAACAGACTTTGCTAAGTGCCATGAAGAACCGAGGGAATGGATAAAAACTAACAGACCGGATATGTACGAGGCATTTTATGGCAGAGTATAGAGTTCCAACGCAAGCAGAATTAGATCGACTGCTATACATGCAAGGTATGCAGGGCAAGAGCAATCAACAGATTATTGATGAGAATTTAGCTCGTGGTACGACTATTCAGGCATTGCCAGAAAATTTCTTCCAGACTGCATCGGCTGGTGCTCGTCGTGTTGGTGACTATGTAAATCAGGCAGGTAATGTCCAACAGATAGTAAATAAGCTATTCCCGTCCAATATTGGCAATTCTCAACGTCAAGTTCCTATACCTACCAGTTTTAACTTTGCTCCTAAACAGGCTCCTACTGGTGAGATATTACCTGCTGGATTGCAGACTCAAAGCGTTCTTATAGCAAATATATTGCAAGCAATTAAACCTGCTGATGTATTAGGCATTAGCGGTGCTGAACGAACTTACGGTGCTTTAGGTGCTGGAAAGGCTCCGCAGCCTTTGGATGTTGTAGATACGTTAGGCTTAGGTGCTGCTAGTGCTAAAGGTTTATTAGATATTGGCAAGAGCATTCCGAAAATTAGTAGGATGGGATTTGATACAACCGACAGTATCCCGTCTTTATTGGGAAAAGAGGCAAAAAATGAGTCAAACTGGAAAATCACAGAAGATGGTGGATTCTACACAGTCACGCCCAAAAAGTTTGGAGAAGGCGAAGCAGCTTTTAGAGAGGCTCAGGGGGTTGGGCTATATCCCGGAACAGCTTCCCAAGCTAGAGGATTCGGACAGTCTGTATATGGCATTACAGAACAAGAAGCGAACGGGCAAGTTCTCTCTCGATTAAAAACTCCTGAGCAGAATCCACTATTTAGTATTGCAAATAAATATACAAATACTAATTTATCTAAACCATACGATTTTAATTTCCAATTACCTGAAAGTAGTTTAGCTAAACAAAGTGGCATTGGTAGGTCATACGAAATTATGACAGGTGCTGGTAAGCAGCAAAAAGATGCAGTATTTAATGCTTATGTAAATGATCCTGAATTTGCGCCAATTATTCAACAATACAATATTAAAGATTATGATGACTTGGTTCAAAAGTCTTATCAACAATTAGAAAAAGAGACTATTCAGCAATTTAATAATTTGCCATTAAAGTTGCAATTCCATACTGGACAAGGTAATTATTTAGACTCTAATGAAGCCGTTAGAGACATGATTCTTCATGGCAATTTAACTGTTTATAAGGGCGGAGATAAACACGAGTTTTTGAACAATATTGATAAAAATACTGGTCTAAATTCAAACGAAATGTTTAGGGCTGTGCATGATGCTTTTGGTCATGGAATAAGAGGAAATAGTTTTGGACCGTCAGGAGAAGAAATTGCATGGGGTTCTCATGCTCAAATGTACTCTCCATTGGCAAGAATAGCCATGACAAGCGAAACCCGTGGTCAAAATAGTTTTGTTAATTACACGCCGATTAATGCCGAGCTTGTTACTGAAATGGAAAAGTTAAGAGCAATTCAGTATGAGGCAAAAAGAAAAGGCGACTCAGCATTAGCTAATGAGTTAGCAAGTACGTTAAGAGAATTAGGTAATGATTGGCAATATGCAAAACAGGCATCAGTAGCATTACCTCCAGAGTTTACTCGCATGGATTTTCAGGGTGGTATGCCTGATTATTTGAGAACTACACAAAATGTTCCAATTCAAACTGCACCAGAAACATTAACTCACTTTGGTAAAAAAGGTGGTTTATTAGAGTTAGACCCTAGACAATATGGAAGCGGAATTGCTGGAGCAGAAGCAGAACGCCTTAAATATGGCAAAAACCCAGTAAGAGATCGGACGTACTTCTACCGCGGTAGCCCAGACCAAGTAAAGCCGGAAGTAGGTTTAGGACCAAACGTATATACAACGCAATTGCCAAATTTATACGATATTACGGCTGATCCATTAGGATTTTCTAATCTGTCAAGAGTAAGGAATACAACAAGCTATTTATCAAAATACGGGCAGGGTAGATTCGATCAGCCACAGTATTTAACAGACTTAGAAAGATTAGCAAAAGAATATGGTTACAAAGGGTTGCTTGATCCTACTAAAGCAGTTGTATTCGACCCCACTAGAGTTAGACAAATAAGATAATGGCAACTACTATAAAATCATTGGAAAATAGCATCTATTGGCAACGTGTAGTGCTGAACCAAAGCAAAGACCCAAAGCAAATAGAACGTGCAAAAAAAGCAATACAAAATCTTGAAGAAGAAATTAAACGTATGAGCATGACATCCAGAGGATAATGCAAAAATGGAAACAAATACTGTTAAAGAAACGCCGAAAATCGGAGAAGGACTAGCAGGACCGGGCAGACCTAAAGGATTGCCTAATAGAAGCACTCAGATAGTCCGAGAGGCTATTGCTAACCTATTAGAGCGCAATGCAGGGAACATGGACAGATGGCTTAATGAGGTGGCTCAAGACGATCCTTATAAGGCACTTGATCTAATGAATAAGCTAAGTGAGTACCATATACCTAAGCTGGCTAGGACTGAGATAAGTGGCGTTGATGGTGCTCCTCAGCAGCACGTGGTTACATGGCAGAAGTAATATTTTGAATATTTTTTAAATTAATATTATAATATCCATCAGGAGGATTCGATGGATAGAAAGCAAAGAGTTGTGTTGGTTGATGGAATTGAAAAGCATCATTGCGGCAAGTGCAAAGAATATAAACTTCCAGAATATTTCTATAGAAATTCAAAGTCTTTAACGGGCAGACAGACGTATTGCAAATTATGCGTTAAAGAATATGCTTCTGGAGAAGATTGGGTAGCGTGGCGTAAAGAGCGTTATTACAAAAATCCAGCAAGAACAATATGGGTCGAAGCAAGGAATAGAGCTAGACGTTATCAATTGCCATTTGATATTGAGCCAGAAGATTGTCAGATACCTGAGTTTTGTCCTGTTCTTGGTATAAAACTTACGTCAAAAGGAAAAGGTACGCACAGCGATTCAACGCCTACACTTGATAAAGTTAATCCTAGTAAAGGTTATACTAAAGGAAACGTAAATATTGTTTCTTGGAAAGCTAATAGAATCAAGACGAATTGCGATGATCCTGAAGTTTTTGAAGCGATAGCAGCCTACATACGGAAGAACTCTGTACCGAATGAGTGAAATAGTTATCCCATATGCTCCTAGAGAGCAGCAAATAATCCTACACGATGCATTAGACGCAAATAGATTTGTTGTCGGTGTCATGCATAGAAGATTTGGCAAGACTGTAGCAGCCATTAATCAGCTAATAAAACGAGCTATAGAGTGCAACTTAGAAGAACCTAGATTCGCTTATGTAGCTCCAACGTACACGCAAGCCAAGAGAATTGCCTTTGACTACTTAGTTAAATACACCAGACCACTAGGTGCAACAGTCAACATATCTGAACTTAGGGTGGACTTTTGGGGCAGACGTATATCGCTTCATGGGGCAGATAACGCAGACTCGCTCAGAGGAACTTACTATGACGGAGTGGTTTTAGACGAGGTTGGGGATATGAACCCTAAAGTCTGGAACGAAGTTCTTAGACCTGCATTGGCTGATCGATTAGGATGGGCTTTGTTTATTGGCACTCCTAAAGGAAACAATCACTTTAAAGAATTCAAAGAGAGAGCCGCAAAGTCAGAAGATTGGGCTTTGGTTGAATTCAAAGCTAGTGAAACAAACATTATTCCAGAGAAGGAACTTTGGGCTGCTCGTAAAGAGATGGGTGACGATAGGTATTTTCAGGAATTTGAATGTTCCTTTGATGCCGCTATTCAAGGTAGCTATTATGGGCAGATTATCAACGATCTTGAGGCGAAGAACCGGATCACCACTATCGAGCCTGATGACTTATGTAAGTCTTATGTTGCTTGGGATTTGGGGATTAGCGATTCTACTAGTCTGTGGGTTGCTCAGGTGGTTGGAAAAGAGGTACGACTCATTGACTTCACGGAAAACCACGGTGTCGGTCTGGACTGGTATGTATCATGGCTCAAAGACAACAAGTACGAAGGTTTTACGCAGTTTTTACCGCACGATGTGGAAGTAAGGGAACTAGGTACAGGTAAGAGCCGTAAAGAGGTTTTACAGGAAGCTGGACTGGATATAACTGTAGCTCCTAGATTGTCGGTTGCAGACGGCATACAAGCCGTTAGAAGGCTATTACCACAATGCTGGTTCGATCATAAGACTAAGCAAGGTCTGGATGCTTTAAGGAACTACCGCAGAGAGTATAACGAGCGTCAGCAAGTGTTCTACGACAAGCCATTACACGACTGGAGCAGTCATGCAGCAGATTCCTTCCGCTACCTTTCGATAAGCCTTGACCAAGACGAGACTTCATGGCAGTCAGATTTGCCCATTAACACTAAATGGATTGTATAATTGCGAAAATCCTAAGAGGAACGCATTATGATGGATGAAGGCAAAGTAAAAGGTATTATCGAGAACGAAATAGATAACTCTATTGGCTATCTTGATACTGAGACTACCGAAGATCGTAAGAGGGCATTAGAGTATTACTTACGCTATCCATACGGTAATGAGCAAGAAGGTCGCTCGCAGATCGTAACTGGTGAGGTAGCTGAGGCTATCGATGGTGCATTGCCACAGTTAATGCGTGTCTTTACGACTACCGAAGATATTGTCTACTTTGAGCCTAAGAGTCCGGGTGATGAGGAGTCAGCTAGACAGGCTACCGACTACTGTAATTGGGCTTTCTATCGTGACAATGATGGGATGCTTATCCTTCACAACTGGTTTAAAGATGCTCTGCTGCAAAAGGTAGGCGTAGTTAAATCATATTGGGATCAGTCTACAGACGTAACGAAGGAAGAATACGAGAATCTATCAGAGGATGAACTGGCTCTATTGCTATCGGATCAGACTCTAAAAGTTACCAAACAGAAAATAGAATATACGGAAATGTCGGACATGATGGGCAATGTCATGCAGATTCCTAGCTTTGAAGTTCAGGTACAGCGTATTAAAGAGTCAGGTCAGGTGCGTATTGAGAACGTGCCTCCTGAAGAATTCCTTATCAGCAAGTCAGCTAAGACTATTGACCAAGCTAGTTTCGTAGCACATCGTCGCTTGATGACTCGTTCAGAGTTAATTGCTATTGGCTACGATCAGGATATAGTTGACGATCTGCCAACATATAACGATCTTGAGTTTAATGCAGAGCGTATTGCTCGTTTCCCTAATGGTGAGCAGCCAGACCAGAATACAAGCCTAGACTTCTCTATGCAGGTGCTAGAGGTATACGAGTGCTATATACGTATTGATGAAGATGATGACGGTATCGCTGAATTGAGGCGTATTGTCTATTGCGGCTCTGAGATATTGGAAGATGAGGAAACAGACTATGTTCCATTCCACTCTATCTGTCCTATACCTGTACCGCATAAGTTCTTCGGTCAATCTCTGGCAGATCGCACGATGGATATTCAGCTACAGAAGTCCACGATTACACGTCAGAGCTTAGACAATCTGTATCTAACTAACAACAATCGAGTAGGTGCTGTAGATGGTCAGGTCAACATGGATGACTTACTTAATGCTACTCCGGGTGGAATTATCCGTATCAAGAATCCTAATGCTCTGGTTCCGCTAACGATTCAGAGTACATTTAGTCAAGCGATGCCAATGTTGGAATACTTGGATGCGGTTCAGGCTAAGAGAACAGGCGTTAGCGATGCACAGCAAGGACTTGATCCAGACGTATTGAACAATGTTACGGCTACTGCTGTGGCTGCGATGATGAAGTCTAATAGTGGCAAGCTAGAGTTAATCGCTCGCATCTTTGCTGAGACAGGTGTTAAGAGCTTGTTTAAAGGCATCTTGCATTTACTTGGCAAGTATCAGGACAAACCTCGTATCGTTCGTATGCGTGGTAAGTACGTGACATTTGACCCACGTACATGGGCTAACCAGTACGATATTAGCGTTAATGTTGGTCTAGGCTCAGGTGACAGAGATCAGAAGTTAGCTATGTTGCAGATGGTTCTAGCGAAACAAGAGCAGATTATCCAGCAGTATGGTCCATCTAATCCATTGGTATCTGTGGCTCAGTACCGCAATACATTAGCTAAGTTCATTGAGTCAGCAGGTTTCAAAGATGCTAACGAGTTTATGAATGAAATTACGCCAGAGCAAAATGCTGCACTTTCTCAGCCACAGCCTCCATCCCCGGACGCACAGGCACAGGTTGCTGAGATGCTGGCTCAGGTGGAAAGAGAAAAGACTCAGGCTAAGAGCCAAATTGATGCGGCGAAACTTGACCTTGAGAAGCAAACACTTGAAGCCGAATATACCCGTAAAGGTATAGAGATGCAGATGAAGAACCAGAAGGATACGGCTGAGTTACGTATCAAAGAAGCTGAGTTAGCAGTTAAGCAATTGCAAGCTGTACTGGCTATGGACTTAGCTGACGAGGATACAAAGAATAAGCAGACTGAGTTGACGTTGAAGGCTTTACGTGAACTAGGCTCTCTGACTAGAGGAATGTAATGGGATTACTAGAGTTACTTGGTTCATTGGGTGCTAGGTATGCTGAAAGTCCTAGTGATCCGCTAGAGATGAAAGGTAAGGGCTACTTTGGCTTATTACCTGCTGCTGGTGGTCAGGTTGCTACTGAAATATCGTCAACTGATGAGCAAGGTAGGAATTACCCATTACTTGTGCCTACATTAACTCAGCAGGAAATACAGTATTTGTTGCAAGGTAACCAACCTACCAATGACATTTATAATAAGGCTGAAATGTGGGCTGAATCACGTAGACAGATGGGGTTGAGTCCGTTTGCTGCTCCTAATGAAATGCGTGTTCCTATGGGATTATTAGGTCAATGAAGAAATCAGATTGGGCTATGAACCTATTGAGAGATGATTACTTCATAGAGATGATGGAAGAACTCAGGGGTGTTGAGTTAGCCAAGTTTCTTAATAGTGATTATGGAGATACAGAGTTGCGTGAGCAGTCTTATTTGCGTCTCAGAGTCCTTGAGTCTATTGATAACCATATTCAGGGTTTAGCAGACCAAAAGCTGATAGATCAAAAAAAGTTAAAGATTTTGTAGTCCGAATCGTCCGGTTGGCGATATAATTAAGGAAACATAAATGAGCGATACTCAGAACACGACACCGGAAGGTAGTGGTGAGTTAACGGTAGAAGGTGCAGCTAACGCTTTCTTGAGCATGATGGATCGGGAAGATGGCTCCGACAAGGAACAACCAGAATCCGCTTCAGAAGCTAACGAAAGCGATGCCGAATCAGAGGAATCTGAGGTAGAACAAGATGATGACGGTGAGGAGCAAGAGCAGCCCACGTATCTGGTTAAAGCAGCCGGAGAAGAACGTGAGGTAACGCTTAATGAGCTTATCAAGTCTTATCAACTTGGCACGGATTACACCAAGAAATCGCAAGCAGTAGCTGAGGAGCGCAAAGCCGTAGAAGCTGAGCGTCAAGCTGTTCAAGAAGCTAAGCAGATGCGTGATACGTACGCGCAACGATTAGAGATGATTGAGCAAATGCTTGTTCCTCAACAGCAAGAGGAAAATCTTGAGTACCTGAAAGAGACTGATCCTATTGGATACTCTGTAAAGGTAGCTGAGATGATTCAGAGAGATAAGCAACTAGCTGCTGTACAAGCTGAGAGACATCGAATCAATCAGCAACAGGAGCAGGATAGACAAGTGCAGATGCAGTCCGTAGTGGCTGAGGAAATGCAGAAGCTATCTAGCTATATCCCTGAGTTTACTGATCCTGCTAAGGGTGAGGCTATCAGAAATGATATTCGCGCTTTTGGTAAGCAGATTGGGTTCTCTGATAACGAATTAGCGGCTGTCTATGATAGTCGGGCTGTACTAACTCTGTATAAGGCAATGCAGTACGATAAGTTAGTCGCAAGTAAGCCAGCTATCACTAAGAAGGTGAACGAGGCTCCTAAAGCGATTAAGTCTGGCGTAAGCAAACCTAGAGATAGTAGTGCTGAAGAAATTAAGAAACTTAAGGCACGAGCTAGATCAAGCGGAAGTGTCCGCGATGCAGCTAGTGTATTTGAACGATTTTTATAAAGGATTAAATCATGGCTATTTATAATGCTTATGACGCAATCGGTCAGCGTGAAGATTTGACCGACATCATTTACGACATCTCGCCTACTACTACTCCATTCATGAGTTCTATTGGCAAGACTAAGGCAACGGCTGTTTTCCACGAGTGGCAGACCGATTCTCTTGCGGCAGCTACCACAAATAATGCTGCCGTTGAGGGTGCTGACGCTTCAGATGCTACTTTGACACCAACAACTCGTTTGGGTAACTACACACAGATTCTGCAAAAGACTATCAAAGTCTCTGGCACTCTGGACACAGTTAACAAAGCAGGTCGTAAGTCTGAGAAGGCATACCAGTTGGCTAAGGCTTCACAAGAGCTGAAGCGTGACCTAGAGACTATCCTGTTGGCTAATCAAGGTCGTTCGGCTGGTACTACTAACTCTACAGCCCGTAAGATGGGTTCGTTGCTGTCATGGATCAAGACCAATTCTGTTGCTAATACTACTGGTGATCCTACAACTATCGGTGTATCAACTCGTACAGACGGTACAGCACGTACATTTACTGAGGCTCTGCTGAAAGAAGTAGTTGCTGAGGTATTTGCTTCGGGCGGTACTCCTAAGATTCTGATGGTTGGTGCTACTGGTAAACAGAAAGTATCTAGCTTCACAGGTCTTTCGGCTTATCGTTATAACGTCAATGCTGGTGGTGGTGGTGCTGGCGTTGGTGCAGCAACTATCGTCGGTGCTGCTGACGTTTACTTGTCAGACTTCGGTTCAATGAGCGTTGTTCCTAACATTTTCATGCGTACACGCGATGCTCTGGTGCTTGATCCTGAGTACGCTGCAATCGCTTATCTGCGTCCATTCATGACTAACGAGCTTGCAAAAGCTGGTGATGCTGACAAGACTCAGATTCTGGTTGAGTGCACATTGGAAGTTAAGAACGAAGCCGCTCACGGTATCGTTGCTGACTTGAACATGGCTCTGTAATAAGACTGCCCCTGATCTTCGGATTGGGGGCATTTACGAGGACTTATGGAATATAGACAACAGGTTGTACATGCGGACGGTGATGGTGGCATTATCATCGAGACTAAACAGGATGTTACTGAGATACTTGATAGTAACAACCATATCAGAGAGATAGACAAGGCAAGACAAGGAAATCTTAAAGAATTACATCACGTAGCTCGAATACCTTTTACGGTCATTGATGACTTGAATAAGAAAGGTATTATGAAAGGTTTTGTAATTGTTGATGATCCTGCCTTTGCTCGGTGGCTCAATGATTCCGATAATGCACAATGGAAAGTCTATAGGGGTAACGTCTAATGGGTATTACAGTAGGTGTATGCGTTCCAGCTAGAGACGAGGTTCATACTGGCTTTGCGTTTGACTTTGCGAAGATGGTAGGACGAGATAGCAAGTTTCGCTGTGGTTCAGGCGAGAACGGTTTAAAGTTATACACAATGGCTGGTACGTTGATATTCGATCAGCGTGAAAAGCTGGTTGAGGCTGCGTTAGCTGATGGCTGTGACTACATTCTGTTCATTGATTCAGATATGCGGTTCCCTAGCGATACGATAGAGATATTGTTAAGCCGGAATGTACCGATATGTGGAGTTAATGCAGTAACTAGACGCAAGCCTACGTTACCTACAGCATTGAATTTAGAGCTAGATAAAGACGAAAATGGCAAGATTATTAGCCACGCTTGGCATAAAATAGACTCTAAAGGTAAAGAAGGTATTGAGCCTTGTACGGCTGTAGGTGGTGGCGTAGTAATGATACATAAAGATGTATTCGAGGCTACTAAAAAGCCGTGGTATGACGTAGGATGGAGTTCACGAGGCATTATTGGCGAAGATGTGCATTTCTGCATCAAGGCTTTAGATAGTGGATTCCAGACGTATGTAGATCACAGTCTGTCTATGCATATAGGTCACATTGGTACGTATGAGTATCGATGGGATGATGTAGAAGATGGTGCTGTGGAGAGACACAACTCAGGGAAATAGTTATGACGGATTACAGTTCGTTAAAATCTACGATAGCGAGTTACTTAGGTCGTAGTGATCTGACATCACAGATACCGGACTTTATCCAATTGGCTGAGGAACGGCTCCGTAGAGACATCAGAACGCGCCAGATGCTCATTGTGGCTCGTGCTAATACCACAGGAGGCGAGGAGACTATCGGCTTGCCTACGGACTTCCTAGAGATGCGTGACGTACATCTACGTACTACTCCAGCTTCTTCAGTCACCTACCTTTCGCCTAATTCATTTTATGCAATAGCTAGGACTACTGATTCAGGTAAGCCATTGAACTACACGATTCTGGCTTCAGAGATTCAGTTTGCTCCTATACCTGATGATGCCTACAGTATTCAGATGCTGTATTACGGCAAGCCTCAGTATCTATCTGATACTAATATTGTTAACGTATTCCTAACTAATTATCCTGATGCTTTGCTGTATGCGGCATTAGGCGAAGCTGAACCATATTTGATGAATGATGCACGACTTCAGACATGGGCTGCTTTGTATGATCGTAGCATTACAGCAATTTCTACTGCCGACCAGAATGGTGAATACGGTGGTCAACCTATGTCAATGTCTGTGAGGTAAATCATGGCTGAAATTTCGAACTATTTGGAAAACGCATTAATTAACGGTACGTTACGTGCTACTAGCTACACAGCACCGACTACTACCTTCTTAGCTTTATATACCAATGATCCTACAGATGCCGATACTGGTACTGAAGTCACAGGTGGATCGTATGTTCGTCAGTCTATTACGTTTAGTGCTCCGTCTGGTGGTGCTACGTCTAATAGCTCTGCGATTGAGTTCCCACAATGTACGGCTGATTGGGGTGTTGTTACTCACGTTGGCATTCGTGACGCTGTAACGGCAGGTAATCTTTTGTATCACTCAGCATTAGATACGAGCAAGACTATTAGCAATGGCGATATATTTAAGATAAATGCTACGAATCTTTCAGTAACTTTGGCATAGGGGTAAATTATGTCTACTATCGTTACTCGTGCTGGCAAAGGTTCAGCCCTTAGTTATACCGAAGTTGATAATAACTTCACTAATCTTAATACGGACAAATACCAAACTGGTAGTGCTTTAGGTACTCCAGCATCAGGTACGTTAAGTTCCTGTACTGGTCTACCAATATCAACTGGTGTGAGTGGTCTAGGTACTAACGTAGCGACTGCTTTAGCGGTCAACGTAGGCTCGTCTGGTGCTCCTGTAGTTAACGGTGGTGTTTTAGGCACTCCGAGTTCAGGCACTCTAACCAACTGTACGGTTGATGGAACTAACCCTATTGGCTACCGTGATTTACCTGCTGTCGGCACTAAAACAAGCTCTTACACGTTAGCTGTGGGTGATGTAGGTAAGTATGTACAAGTAGGTACAAGCGGCTCTATAACGATCCCTGACGCTACATTTACTGAAGGTGACGCAATTTCCATCTTCAATAATACAAGTGGCAACATTACGATTACCTGTTCAATTACTACAGCTTATATTGCTGGTACTGATACAGATAAATCAACAATGACATTAGCTACTAGAGGTGTTGCAACGGTACTGTTTATTAGCGGTACAGTTTGTGTCGTAGCAGGGAACGTGTCATGAGTGGCATTATGAATATGTTTGTTGCTGGTGCTGCTGCTGTTGGTGCACCAACTAGCGTTGATTACCTTGTCGTAGCTGGTGGTGGTGGTGGTGGTGATAATCAAGGGGGTGGAGCAGGAGCAGGTGGATTTCGTACTGGCACAGGGTTAAGTGTTGCGGCTGCAACGAATTACACAATTACCGTTGGCGCTGGTGGTGCAGTAGGCACATCAGCAAATAATACAAATGGTGGAAATTCAACTTTTTCTACTATTACTTCTGCTGGCGGTGGTTATGGTGGATCTGGCTCAAGAAATCCAAATTTCGCGGGTGCTGACGGTGGTTCTGGTGGAGGCGGTCAAAATAGCAATGGTGCTGGTGGCGCTGGCAACACTCCTAACACTACTCCAAGTCAAGGTAACGCTGGAGCTAATGGAAGCAATGCTGTTTACGGAGGAGGTGGTGGTGGAGCAAATGCCGCAGCCACCAATCAAAATGGTGCTAATGGAACTGCCTCTACTCTTTCAGGTTCTACCGTTACTTATGCTGGAGGTGGAGGTGGTGCTGCAATAGTAACTGGTGGATCAGGTGGTACTGGAGGCGGTGGGACTGGAGCTATAACTACAAGTACAGCCGCAAATGGAACTGCTGGTACTGCAAATTTGGGCGGTGGCGGTGGCGGCGGCTCAACTAATGGCGGTGCTGGTGGCACAGGCGGCTCTGGCATAGTCATTATTAGTTATCCATCTACAAATGCTGATTTGGTTTCTATTGGTGGTGGATTAACTTATACAAAAACTACATCCGGCGGTAAAACAATTTATACATTTACTGCCGGAACTGACAATATTTCGTGGTGATTTGTGAACATAAATAATCTATTTCCAACTCCTGTAGCATTTTTTAGTTTAGGTCGTGATCTAACTGAAGCTGAATTAGAGTTTATTAAAGGTCAAGAGCATTACGCTAATGAAGGTAATACAACTAGCAAGGATCGCAAGATACTAAAGAACAAGGAATTAACTGAGCTACGTGATTTCATTGAAGATTCGATGTTGGAATACTTTAAGGCAATACACGCACCTAAGTTTGACGTAAGTTTATATCTAACACAGAGTTGGGCTAACTATACGGAAGTCGGGCAGTACCACCATAAACACGCGCATCCAAATATCGTAGTGTCTGGTGTGTTTTATCCACAGGATGATAGAGAAGTAGATAAGATTTACTTTTATAAAGATGGTTACGAGCGGATTAAAGTTCCTGCTGCTGAATATAATCCTTATAACAGCGAATCTTGGTGGTTTGAGGTTGGTGCTGGTGATTTGATTCTATTCCCATCACACTTGACACACATGGTACAGACTAAAGAAGATGACAATACACGTATTAGCATAGCGTTTAATACGTTTTTAAAAGGTTACATAGGTTCAGACGAAAGTCTTACTGGTTTGAATTTAAGGGAAGAATAATGGCTCACTACGCATTTCTTGACGAAAATAATATAGTTACTGAGGTCATCGTTGGTAAAAACGAAGGCGATGATGGTATTGATTGGGAACAATGGTATGGCGACTTCCGTGGGCAAGTATGTAAGCGCACTAGCTACAATACCAGAGGTAATGTTCACAACAATGGCGGTACTCCTTATCGTGGAAACTATGCTGGCATTGGTTATAGCTACCAAGCAGATATAGATGCGTTCGTGCCACCGCAGCCGTATGCAAGTTGGACTCTTGACGCTAATGCTCAATGGCAAGCCCCCACAGCCATGCCTACTGATGGCAAAATGTACTCATGGAACGAGGAAACTCAGACTTGGGTAGAGGTAAATGGCTAACAATTACGTCGATTTTGACTATTGGATTCAGGGCTACGGTGAAGATGACCTAAGTTCTCCTGATCTATACGTTGTCGCTGGCTATTGGGATTCTGGCTATTGTGAGAACGAAGGTATTAGTGCGTCCATTATCGGTAACGTAACGGTATTGGCATCAGGATTAGCAATATATGGTGGCATAGCAAGCATTACAGGTACGGCTACTGTAACGGCTATCGGTGATTCTGCTCCGGCAGTAAGAGCAAGTATTACTGGTTTAGCTACGGTAACGGCTAATGCTACGTTTGTGACTGTCGGTGCTGCTTCTATTAATGGTCTAGCTACTGTTACTGCAAATGCTAGTTCAGTATTTTCTAGTTCTGCTGCTATTACAGCCAATGCAGATGTGGGTGCTATTGGTGATGTTATTGGTTATCAATGGACTGTAGTAACTCCAGAATCAACTACTTGGGCTAAACAGTAATGGCAAAGCAAAAGATTATTTTTGGTGAGTGGTTGCCAGATCAGCCGGGTGTTACTGGTGCTGTAACTGATGCTTTCAATTGTTATCCTGTTACTAATGGCTATGCTCCGTTACGTGAGGCAGTAGATTACTCAAATAATGCAGGTCAGAATCTGCTAGTAGCATTTGCTGGTAAGTCAGCAGGTGCATCTACCTTATTCGCTGCTGGTGCTACACAGATTTATAAGTTTAATCCTAGCAATACTGCATTAGATGCTGTAACAACTACTGGCTATTCTACTGTTGAGGCATGGGATATTACTCAGTTTGGCTCTAAGATGATTCTAGCCAATGGTACAGACCAGTTACAGGCTTATGATCTAGGTTCATCGACTTACTTTGAGGATTTGGCTGCTGCTGCTCCTACTGCCAAATTTGTAACTGTAGTTCGAGACTTTGTTGTAGCGGCTAACGTAGGTGGTGAGGAAAATAAGGTCTACTGGTCAGATATTAATGACGAGACTGACTGGACTCCGGGTGCTGCTTCTCAGTCTGACTCACAAATAGTGCCTGATGGTGGTGACATTACAGGTCTAGCGGGTGGTGAGTACGGTCTAATCTTCTTAGAACGTGCTATTTATCGTATGTCGTATGCAGGTAGTCCGTTCTTCTTCCAATTTGACGCTATTTCTAGGACGCTAGGCTGTATGTCTAACGGTTCTATCGCTCAGTTTGGTAACTTAACGTACTTTCTGTCTGACGATGGCTTTTATATGTGCGATGGTAAGTCTGTTAAGAATATTGGACTAGAAAAGGTTAATCGTTGGTTCTTTGATAATGTCAGTTTGAGCGAAATTCAGACTGGTATGAGCGCAACCATTGATCCAGTACGTAAGTTAGTTATCTGGAACTTTAAGAATAACTTCGGTCGCAGATTCTTGCTGTATTACTCTATCGATTTAGATAAGTGGAGCTATGGTTTAACGGACGTTAACTTCCTAGCGTATGGTCTGACACCTAGTGCCACACTTGAGCAATTAGACATTTACTATTTTGATACTACAAACCAGAAAACTGGTACGTATACACAAAGTAGCACTACCGTTACTGTTACTGTTACAGATCATGGGCTAGAGACTAATGGTTATGTATTATTTGATGCGACTTCTGGTGCTGGAGTAGATGGAACATTCCAAGTAACAAGAACTGGTGCAAATACATTTACATTTACAGCAGCAACTGGTGCGACTATTACAACGTCAAATTGCACAATCACATTGCCAAGTATCGATAACACAGCAGAGCAGATACCGTTAGATTCACGTACTTGGGCTGGTGGTCAGCTTATATTCGTTGGTGTACGAGATCAGAAGATTGTAGTTTTCTCTGGTGCATTGCAAGCTGCTTATATTACTTCTGGAGACATTGACATTGGACGTTCTATTATCACATTGGCAAAACCTATTATCGATAATGGAATCGCGTCAGTCTCAGTTGCCAGTAGAAAACTATTGTCAGATAGCGTCGAATTCGGAACAACAGCCGTACCAGACTCAGACAACAGAGTGCCATTGAGAGCTAACGGTAATTACCATCGTATTAAGGTAACTCCGACTAATGCCAATTGGGAAACTATTGTAGGTTGTGAGATTGAAATTACTCAGCAGGGTAATCGATGACTAGATCAGTACAGTTTCGTACTCTACCTGTATTCGGTGCTGATGAACGCTCTGTTAGTGAGGTTGTCCGTGGAATCATGGACGGTAAGACGAACAATACTGGCACGGTTAGTTTAGCGACAGGTAATACTACTACTACTACGCTGTTTGACGATCGTATAGGCAAAGAGAGTCTTTTATTCTTTACTCCTGTATCTGCGGCTGCGTTTACTGATGCGATGCCATACGGAGCGTTTCAGGACAGCACGAACCAAACTGCTGCTAATACTACGACTGCGTATGCTGTTACATTAAATACAACTGACTACTCCAATGGGGTATATCTATCGAATAGCTCTAGGATGAATGTCAGGAATGCAGGTGTTTACAACTTGCAATTTTCTATCCAATTTAAGAATACGACAAATAGCAGCCAAGATATAGATGTATGGTTTAGAAAGAATGGAACAAATATAGCGGCTTCTAATAGTCGGTTTGGTATTCCAGCACGACATAGTTCTAACGATCCAAGTCATATTATCGCTGCATTAAATTACTTTATTGAATTAGCTGTAGGTGACTATCTTGAGATAATGTGGAGAGTTTCTGATACTGCCGTAACGATTGAAACATTTGCGGCAGGAACTAACCCGACTAGACCGTCAGTACCTAGCGTTATTACTACGGTAAATTATGTTTCTCCTAATGCTTCAACTAATATTTATGTTAGCAGTCAAGTACGAGGAAGTGCTACTCTGACACATTGGTCTAACAACACGGCAGATAAAACGTATGGCTATATTGTGGTGGGTTAATGGAGTATAGATATATTGCTCCACAGGAACTAAGACAATGGTGGGCTAGTGTAAGAACTGGCTTAGAGAAGATTAAAAGTAGGAGTCCAGAGAACTGGATTATTGAAGATGTATATACAGACTGTTTCAATCAAAAGAGTCTGTTGTTTGTACTGATAGAGAATAACCACTACGCTGGCTTCTTTATCTTGCAGCCACAAGGTGAGACTATGCATCTATGGGCTGCTTATTCATTAGAAAATAGTTATGATGTTGTCGAAAATGCCTTAAAATACATAAAAGGCATGGCTGCTGAAGCTAAGGTTAAATACATAACATTTTC